GTCTTAAGGAGTTGGTCAAATGGGGTGCTTTTGTCAAATATCCCCCTTTCTTTTGCCCACTCTTGGATAAGTGGGACGAGTTCTTGAATTGTTTTCATTGTTCTATAATTTTTAATCGTTTTTTACTTTTTACCTCCCCCCCTAACCACTAACCACTAACACTTCACTCTTTAAAAAGTTCTTTGTATTTAGAAGTTGTTATCTCTGTGCAATCCGAAGGAATGGGTACATCTGTCCAATCCTCTTCAATGATAAAACCAAAGTATTCGTTATTAGCCTTAGAAAAACCAATATGCTCGCTAAATCCTTCTTTCCAACCTATACAGGCATTAAGTTCTTTTTTGCTAATTGTAACGGCTTGGTCAAAGTCAGCTTGTATGGATTTGCCTTGCTTAATGTTGAGTCGTGGCATATATTCACCATTTCTGACTTCCTTCCATACTTTGGTGTCTACAGTAGTGCCTTGGGGAAATATTACAGATGATATTCCTCCTGCGGCTACCCAATATTCTCCTCGCCACGAGGTGAATCCGTATTTTTCGGCTAATGCTTTTTGGTTTTCAAAGCAAACTTCTAATTTTTCGGCTATCTTTTGAAACTTTTTACCAGTTTCACTTTCTTTTTTTGTAATAAAATACATGCTCATTATTTTAATTTTAAATATTACTTATTCACTTTTCCCTACTGTGAGCGCTCGTAACTAGTCACTAACAACTAACCACTAATCACTAACAACTAACCACTAATCACTAACAACTAACAACTAACCACTAATCACTAATCACTCTTTAAGAGCCGCTCCTCTATCCTCCCCTTTTTCCTATTAAAATCTTTCCGTAGGGTCTCATACATCAGGTCGCTTTCTTCTATATCGTACATCTCCAATCGCTTTAGGATCGTGTCTTTGTAAGGGATTTGAAACTGATGATAGTTGATAACAGCCTGTGTATAGAGCTCCCCACGAAAGTGCTGGTCTATGTACTTAAGCACCAGGCCTACTTTATCTTGAGAGAGGATACACCCCCTTTTATCGTACTGAGTCGGATTCACCGCTACACGATATGTATGTAGCTCCCCGCTGCGGGGGTGATACTTATATTCCGAAGCCGTACGCTTCCGCTCCAGTATATGCATCAGGTACAGCCCTATGTCATTATCTCCTTTGATTTGGAACGGCTCCCCGTACATCTTCCGCATGTACTTGAGCAAATACTTTGGTAACAACAATTCTATTTCCATCTTCTATATTTTTTCTAACCGCTAACCACTAATCACTAACCACTAACCACTAATCCCTACTTTTCACTCTTCACTTTTCGCTTTACGTTTTTCACTGCCTTCCCCTCCTCGTCGTACCCCGTCACCGAATCCTCGTAGCTGTACTTGATCCGCTCCCCGTTCTTTTGTATATAGGTGTCCATCTCTTCCAAATCCTGAGGAAATATGTCAAACACGCTTTGGGTAAGCTGCTTTAAGCTGACAGGATTTTTAACCGAATCCACATGGCAGCCCACCAACTGCCCATCGCGGTACAAGCCCACCACATAGGTATAACTTTTCTTCAGATACGCCCATATAGGCATCAGATTGCGCATACTGTCAAATACATAATACTTTATCATCGCTTTTGTTTTTAAAAAATGGTATTTTCATTCTCTGTGGAAGCCGCAGGAGCAAAAGGGGAAGCCGTACGAAGGGACTGCACCTCTATCTCGGCCAAGAGCTCCTCACGAATACGTAATTTACCAATGTCTATCACCATGGCACTCGTTGGGCTATTGATATTGGTGTTAATACGGATACTCTTCTCCTCTCCCATATAGCTGCTGTCTTCTCTGAGCTGTCGGCGCATCTCACTCTTGCCAGGCGCCTGCTCTCGGTACTGGACAAACCATTGGCGCTGTACAATGCTATAAGCCGTACTGAAGTTAAAGTATATACGTCCACCCTCTGCCCGTAGGTTTGTATCCACTTGCAGGCGCTCCCCTTGTGTCAGGCGCATGCACACCATAAAGCAATCCCAAAACCGCTGATAAACAGAATCGCTCTCTATCTTACGCCTTTGGTTCTCTATCAGGGAATCAAAGTGCCGTTCCATATCCTCCTGCCAAAAAGGGAATATCCCCTCCCGCTCGAAGATCCCATACACAGCATACAGCACCGCAAGGTTATCTATCATGCGCACAGGCACCCCCTTGATCGCCTCCCGCTCACTTAGCAGCCGCTTTTTCTCTCGATACACCTCTAAGAAATGCTCTTGGAAGACAGCCCGCTTATGCAGCAGCCAATCCGAGATCCCCGACACCCCCCGCCTGCACATATCCTTGAGCTTGTTGTACGCGGCCTTTGCCTCGTCGCTGAACTCTTGCACCTTCATCTCCTCCCAGATAAGGCGGGTAATAAGCGCCTCTGCATCGGGGCTATCATTCCCAGTAAGCAGCGTGGAGGAGATAATCGGCACTTCATCCACCGCAACCTTGCTCTCTATACTCCCACGCTTGTACCCGCGCCTATCCCACAAACCTTTGATGATCCCATCCACTTGCGGATTGCCCCGCTTGTACTCCGAAAGTTGCGAAATCCCATTGCTGAACTGGGCAAACTCTCGTATCTGTGCCTTAATCGTCGAGGCCGACCCCTCCAGCTGTATCGCCGTCTGTGGTTGCCCGACAAAGGATTGGATCGCCTCACATATATTATCCTTACCCGTCGAAGCAGGGCCAAAGTAAAACAGAATCGGAAAAAAACCCGTACAACTCACCACGATGTCCTGAAACAGCGAACCTATCCCAAAGAGGATCCCCGTAATGGCATGCCCCCTATGTACCTTATACAGCTGCTTGAGGTATTGCGGCAAACTCACCTCCGTGGGAATACTCCTAAACTTCTTCTGCGCCCCATACTTGTACATGTTTTTCTCAAAGTTCTTGTTAGCCGAAGGAATGTAGTAGCTGTCATTTTGGTACTTAAACAGCCCCTCCGAGTTGATCGCCTCTTCCCGCAACCCTGGGATAACGATTTTGTTATTCCACACCCAAAAGCCCTCCGCCTGCCAGCCCAGTACGTCTATCTTGCGCCCCGTACCCATACGGTCAAAGAGGTATCGCAACAGGCGTTCATGCTGCGCCGCTGAGCCCGAAAACGAGAAGTTACCATACGAGGTCACCACATTCTTGAACGAGTTAAGGGTGTTTATCTTTTCCGACAATACGTCAAATATCTTCTCCACCCCATGCACATTACAGATTCTTATCAGCTTCATAGGAAACTGCTCGTCCTGCATATGCTGTATGATTTCTATCGAAAAGTTGGAAATATCATAGAAAGCATTCCCCTTATCCGTACTACAATAGATACGATTCGCATGCTGAAATACCCCGTACTCCAATATCTCATTTTTATACACGCTCGGATCCTCCACCTCTTTCGGAAACTGATATCTTTCCAAAAGGTCTATCTCATCCAAAAAGTCCGAAATGCTAAAACGAGGTGTCTCAAGGTATGTCTTTTCCTCCTTGGGCTTCTCTATGGCTACCTTAATCCCAAAGCGTGCTTTTACCTGCTCCATATAGGCATCACGGGTCACCACATCGGGGATTTTTCCGATAAGCTCCAGGGCAAGGTCACTAAGCCGCTTCTTATCCTCAGGCATAAGGATTACCTTTTTCCCCTTGGTGTCAGCCCGACCAAGGGCTTCCTCATACGCCCCTTGCAAATAGTGTAGCACCGCATCACACCTTGCCGCCTCTATCAGCGCCACAGCCCCCTCCCGCTGACCTATGCTGTCGGGATCCTCCTTACTTTCGGAGGGAAATACCACACGCTCGACAAACAAGCCCGCTTCCAGCGCCAGCCCCATGTCTCTATAAGCAGCCGTTTCCCCCGCCTTGTCACTGTCTCGGAATATGATGAGCTTCTTACAGAGCTTCTTGATCTCCGCAAGGTGCTGTGCGCTGAGCGCTGTCCCCAGCGTGGCCACACAGTTGCGCAACCCTATCTGATGCATCCGCATCACATCCGTATATCCCTCTACCAAATACACCTCCCCGCGCTGTGCCATACTATTACGAGCCAAGTGGAAGCCGTACAGCAGCTCCGACTTATGGAACACCTCACTCTCTGGGCTGTTCAAGTACTTAGGTGCGCCCTCTTTCGCTTCCGAGGGCATCACACGCCCGCCAAATCCTACACAATGCCCATGCTTGTCCGATATAGGGAAGATGATACGCCCTTTAAAGAAATCGTAATACCCCCCATTCTGATACGCTTTAAGCACCCCAAGAGCTACCCCCTCACTCACCTGCCCGCGTTCCTTCAAGACTTCATACATCCCCGCCAAGGCGTACCCAATCTCAAAATCCTCCAATAGCTCCTGCGAGAACCCCCGCTCCTGCATATACTTTTGAGCAGGTAATAACCCATGGGACAATTTTGGCAAATTTTCTTTTGACCCCTCAGCACCCCCCTCAGAAAATCGCCCGCGGGGGCTCCCCGCAAAATTTTCTTTATATCTTTCTTTGACAAAGGCAATAATCTCCCCAAGGCTTTTTTTCTCTTGCCGTTTGGCCTTTTGTGCTTCGGTTTCTTTTTCGTACTCAATGGGGATATTCAGCACCTCACAAGAGAGCTTCACCGCTTCGGGGAAGTCCATACCCTTATAGGCTTGGACAAACTCTATAACAGACTTTCCCCCTTTTCCGCTGGCAAAATCTTTCCATATCCCCTTCACGTTGGACACCACAAAGCTCGGCGTGCGCTCATTTACAAATGGAGACAGCCCCTTAGCGGTGCCATTGGATAGGATCTTATAGGAAGGATCGTGATATACACGGCCTATGGCTTCACACAAGTCACATTCGTATATCTTATCTATGATTTCGTTCTTTATATAGGGCATTGCTTTTTAATTAGAGAATAGGGGTATTAGTTTTAATTAGTCATTAATCATTAGTCATTAGTCACTATCTACGATGGATAAATTATTTTCTTTATAGTTATGTAGTTTTTCTCTCCTTATAAAGCGATTAACAGTACCTTTTGAAACACCTAACTTTTCACTTATTTCTCGCTGAGACATTCCTTGTTTTATATATTTTAGTATATCCTTTTCTTTGCCCGAAAGTTTTACCTTTTTTGAAAGACTTCCCTTAGGGCGACCTATAAAAATACCTTCCGCTTTTTTACGTGCCAAAGCCTCTTTGGTACGTTGGCTGATAAGTTGGCGTTCTATTTGTGCAGAAAGTCCATAGGCAAAAGCGATTACAGCACTACTTATATCATTATCTAATCGGTAATTATCCTTGATCGTCCAAATATTTACCTTTTTCTTTGTGCATTCGTTTAGTATAGCCATTATCATCATTAGGCTTCTTCCTAATCGTGATAGTTCTGAGCAAAGAATATAATCTCCCGACTTTGCTTTCTCTAAGAGCTTTCCTAACTCTCTTTTTTCAGGATCTTTTGTACCTGAGATTCCCTCGTCTGATATCCACCCATCTATTTTCATATTGTTCCTCTTACAAAAGTTCTTTATCTCAAAGCGTTGGTTCTCCACCGTTTGCCTATCTGTACTCACACGTATATATCCGTAAACCATAACTCACTAATATCTTATAAAAGAAAATATTCTTCGTATTTAATATAAAAGGTAGAATAACGAATATCTTTCCCTTTTTTTTGGGGTATAATCCCTTCAAAAATGAAATCCTTATAATAGAATCCGCTCTTTATCATCTTGATCCCTTTTATTGGGCTTAGCTTCTGAAGCTCCTCTTCTGTTGCCTCTACAAAACTATACCTCTTTTCTCCAAAGAGATCTAAAAATCTATCAAATGTAGTCTTATAATATGTGATACGAACATCTTTCTCTTTAAACCTAAGGGCAAAGTAGTCCGTTACTGCATGGGAAGTCTCTTTAGTAATCTCTTTGCAAAGTCTTATTCTTTCCTTGATCACCTCAAGATAATTATCTTTTAGGTCAATGATAGCAAAGTAATAGTATTTACTACGCTCTTTTTCTTCTTCGTTGTCGGAAAAAACTTCTATAAGCAGCTGATTTGTGGGTGTTAGGCTCTTTTTCATAATAATGAATGCTTAATAATTAACAATTAATAAAGTTTGTCACTTTTCACTCTTCACTCTTCACTTTTCACTTACTTAGGGAAACATCCTCTCTTCCATTTCCTTATGGATTTGCTCCATGTCAGCAGGGTATGAGATACAGATCACCCCCTGCTTCCCTAAAAAATCCATCCGCCAATCCGCCACGGGGATAATCTCCCGCAGCTGACCAACTTTTTTGAAGTCCGCAAAGGCAACAATATACTGCACCTCCCCCTCGTATATACGGAGGATCACCCCTTGCACGCCAAAAAGCGCCTCTATTTCCTGTTTAACAATGGTATATGCTTTCATCATAATTCTATCGCTTGTAATTTTGTGATGCAATTCTTTATTATCATCATAAAATGTTCTTCTGATACTTCCATAAAAAAGATATCCTTCAAAAAGTTGACACTATGACTCATATCAGGTGTATAGTAAAAGCTAAAAGGATAATCATACAATTCCAATAGCCTAACCCTAATATTATCACCTTCTCTAAGGGTGATATACCACCAGCGCTGCCTGAGTACTTCTCCATTATGACCAAGCTCCACAGAGGTATAATATTTTCCTTGTTCTAAATCTTTTGCTTTCATTTTTTTCTTATTTTATGATGATACTTATAATAGCAATCAGTAGCACCTCTTTATTAAAGAGCACCTCCAGCTTCTCCACGATCTCCACATCGTCCCACACTTTTGACTTTCGTTTTTTGCGGGTGCGGCGTTTGGGGGTCATCTCTTGCTCCAAGAGCTTTAGGAAGCGCTCCTTTTCCGCCTCACTAAGCTCCCTGAACACGATCAGTACAGTCTCCGCTGTCATTTTCTTCCTCTTTTGCGTAGATATCCTCCTCTGAAAGTCCATAAGCCTTATACACTTCCACAAAAGGAGCCAATAACAACAATTTCGAATGGCGCTTGGCTCGGATGATAATAGCATACTGAGTAGTATCTTTCACCGCTTTGGCGATGTCTAATGAAAAATCATTATCTGTAAGAATTTTTTCAACAAGTTTCTTTGATGGCTTCATTTTTTTTCTTATATTTGGTGTTGTCAAATCGTTGTCAATCCGACGACAAAGATATTACTATTTTCTCATATAAACAAATTAAATCTTACTTTTTTCTATGTGTATTATTGAAAGAATATATCAACTTATTGATTATAAAAAAGATAGTGTATATAAAATTTCTCTAGAAATTGGTGTAAGTAATGGTTATTTCTCAAAAACAAAGGCAAAAAATGGCAGTGTTGGAGGTGATATAATTGAGAAAATAGTAAATTATTACACTGATGTCAATGTAGAATGGTTAATTACGGGTAAGGGGTCTATGCTCAAGGAAAAGCAGTCGCCCCAAGCAAATACCCCTGATGACAAATACCTCCAGCTATTGGAGGAGCATAATAAAACCCTTAAGGATCAGTTAAGGGATAAGGAAGCAATCATCAAGGAAAAGGAGGAAAAGGAGGCTTTGTACAAGGAAAGGATCCAAGAGTTACAGCAGCGAATGCAAACAAATACCGTATACCAATCAGGCGCCCCTACTGCCAGTTATTCCTTACCAACACCACCAGTACCTTAGCCTCCTCAAGCAATTATTATGTAAGGAGTGTTTCTCCTGTACCCTTGCTTTTTTGCAAGACACCTACCAGAGAAACACTCCTTAACACCCTTAAAATACAAAAAAATATTTTTACCGAATACGAAATTTTTTTACACAAATATAACCCCTTAATAATGAAGAATATAGGGGCAAAAATACGCTAAAAACCGAATACGAAACCGAATACGATTTACTCTTTTTCCATTTGTAAGTTACTGACAATCAATAGCGAAAAAACACCAAAAAATGATTTTTTTAAATTCATAACCCAAAGGTCACGGG